TTTTATTAGAAAGAATTACGAAACTAACAAAAGAAGGGAAGATTCTGAAACCAATTATTTAAGCTTTTTTCAAAGCCCAAACAAAAAGTTGTGGTTTATCCAACTACAACAACTAATTAATAACATATCATTTTCAAAATGTCAAGGGATAAAGTCTATGTATTTTTCTAACAACAATCTTAAAGCATCTTTCTTTCTATCGTATTGAAAGCCTGTTGCCTCATCTACTAAAGCTGTTATACCAATATCAGCAATTGCACCTAATAAAATTTCAGCTTGCTTTGCAGTGTCTATTTGCTGTCTATCTAAAATACCTTCTCGTCTAGCCTGTAAATATAATTTACATAACCTAGTTAATAATGTTGCTTTGTAGCCACTTACAACCGCTCCGTTATCTTCATATTTGATAGGCTGGAACACAGCTAAATCATCAATATCTATAAGGCTTACTATACCTTTAGACCCTAAAAAAGGGGGTATCTGGTTCCACCCATGATTGGGTATTCTTTCATTTAATGTTGCCATAATTCTTTGCGTTTTTTCTTTTGATAAGCCCCCCCTAGTTCTTGCAAAGGCTTCAAATATTGACGTTGCAGATAATATCCTTGTTTCATCATCAAGAACGGCACAATTTAATTCAAGCCCCTATTTCCTCTAAAATTTGCGACATGCTTTGCTTACGTTTTTGTTGCTTTTTCGGTTGATGCTTTGCTTTGTATTTAGCCAAAGCTTTTTTAAAGCAAGGGTCATTTTCAACATAAGCGATTTCCCTTTCCGCCCTTTCCTTATGTTGCAAAGTTAGCCAAATTCCTTTTATTTTATCCCAGTTTTTATAAACTCCCTCCTGAATTAAAAAATACATTCCCCTTGTCCGGTCTTTTATCCCGTCCCCCCCATATTGATAAACTTTCCCAGTCAAAATCGCACGAAATTCAGGGCAGTAAGCTTCGGGTTGATTTTTAAAAATATCTTTGTTAATTTGTGGCACAAGGCTTTCAATGTGTTTTATTTTTAAATATTTTCCCATATCTTTTGAAATGCATTTGACTTCAGGATTTTTTAACAAAAACATATTATCGCCGTATCCTATCGCCTTTCTTTTGATAAAGCCTAACTCATCCATTTTGCAACTTATCCAACCTTCAAATTCTGCAATACGTTTTTGAGTAAGCGGGTAATTGTTTTTGATTTTCTTAAGTTGTTTCTTTTTTTCAGGAATTAAATCATAATAATTTTTTTCTTCATCAAAAAATGCTATATTGCCAACGATTGGAGGATATTCTTCAAAGATTTCTCCTTGACCGGGGAAATTCCCATTCAAAATTGCCTCAATTTCTGCATCGTGATTTTTTCGGTTAATTTCCTGAAATTTTTTCATTTCGGTTTCGTTGACAAAAGCGGAGGCATTCTCCATTATCGTAAATGACGTCAGAATGGTCGTCACTGCTCCAGTAATAATTCTGATAAGGAATAATTTTAAATCGTATTTCATAGATATAAATAATTGTTTCAATTAAAGTATAATATAAATAATTTAGGAAATCAACTATTAATTTAAAAAAGACCAAAAAGACACAAGCCTTTCTTTAAAAAAAATTGAAAAAAGTATAGACTTTTCAAACTTTTTACCTTATAAATGTTTGTAGATAAAAGTTTTATAGTATATTTTTTATGAAAACATTAAAAAGGGACGGGTCTTTGCAAATGGCATTTCACAGAATGATGAAAACCCTTGAAGAGATGGAAAAGCTTGCCTCAAAAAAAGACAATAAAGATAATCCGCATAAAGATGTTAAAATAAACCGGACGAATTCGTCCGGTTTAAAAATGAACAGGTAAGCAAAAGTCGGTTTATTTGATTTTTAAAAATCATAATTTATCCTTTTGCTTTTTTAGAAGTTCTTCCTTTAGAGCAGAGGCAAGATTTGTGAATTCATCGTAAATTGAAAGCGGGACATAGAAAGTTTTATTTTTGCTAGCCTCGCCTTCTCTTTTTTTTCTGCCCGCATTGGGGCGGAACCCCCCACGTTTAGATTTTGAATTAGATTGTTTCATAAATTTATTTAATGATTATTGTTTATTTTGTTGTTATAAAATTTAATTATAAAAATTTTTCATAACTATAAATTTATATTTTTTCATTTTCAGTTTTTGAAATAGAACTTACATCCCACGATTTACTAAATTCCTTATCTTTAAATAAAGATGCGAGCCCAGTTATCTGTTTTAATCGTAAAAGTTCGTCCGCATCCATTCCGATCTGTTTCAAAATCCAAGCATCTCCCATACCAGATTCCACCATTTCTTTTACAATATTGCTCATTAACCCAATATCATGAGAGCCTCTTGCCCGATTATGCCTTATTGTAGAAGCCATGCGTTCTGTAATTTCTTTGTCAATTAAAACAACTGGAAGCATTCCATTCTCTCGCTCAAATATTCTTTTACTTTCCTTCAAAATGGTATATCTGTGAAAACCATCAACAATGATGTATTTTTGCTTCTCTTTGTCAAAATAACAAACTACGGGTTGCGTGTAACCGTCTTCCCAAATAGACGTTTCAAGTAATTTCATTTCAGGAGTGGCAACGCTATTAGGATTGTAATCGTTCGCTTCCACCTCCTCAACGGGAACGGGTCTAACATTATATACGGGGCTTTTAAATTGTGTCATATTTTTACAAGATTGATTGATATTTTTTTATAGCATCTTGGCGTTTTTTAAGCTCTTCCTTAGTTTGTCCGAAGCCTAAAGTTTTGCAAGACGTGTCATTCTTCATAATAGCTATACACATACGCTTATATGTCGGTAATAAATTTGGGTTTTTAATGTCAATTTCTTCAAGATATTCTTTGAATTTAACTATTTTATAATCTTTTGAATAAGCGCGATTATTAATAGGCACACCCATGTCTTCAAATTCAACTTTCCCATTCAATTCATTTACCATACTACTCGGCAAAGCCCCCCCTTTCTCTAACCAATACGCGAAAGATACGTGAAGTTTTTTTAAATAATGCTCTTTAGTTTCAGCGGGAAGAGTGTCTAACAAAAAATACATATATTGCTTCCAAGTAAAGTGTTGCGGTTTCGAAATATTTCTCCAACCCATAGCGGAAGTCCCGCCGTATATTGCGGTAAAATTAACTCCGTTCACTCGCCCAATTAACTTGCCCCAATTGTTAGGGTCTAGCACTTTGTAAAGTTTTAAACTTTCTGCGGCACAATCATTAAAAGGACTGGCGACTCTCATTTCGTGAACACCAAGCCCAGCTTGATACATTAAATCATACAATTTATTGTATGTATATCTAAATTTAGCATTTGCAATCCATATATCTTCCGTTTCCCAATCGTAAATAGGGTATGCGTTGTAGCAATTTTTTAAAACAATAGACGTGTAACTTTTTGATTTAAATTCGTTTTTATCGGAAAATTTAGCAATTGCTTTGTAACGATGCAAACTTTCTTGCGTCCTTATTCCTATTAAAAAGCAAGTCAATTTATCTTTTGAAATCCATTTAGCGAATTTTACGTTAAATTCATAATCCGAAACTTCGCAATCAAAATCAAACGGGTGATTTTGTTCGTTAATGCTGTTCTGTGGTAAATTTCGGCACCAGATTTCTTTTTCCGATACTTTCCAAGGTTGCCAATAATTTTGAAACATAGAGGTCGAACACTGGGCTTTAATGGGGAGGCATACCCAATATTTTTTTATACCTTCAAAAGAATTGAAAGCTTCAGTGACATAATCTGTTGTTGCCTGATACTGTGCCTCATAATCCATATGATACATAGCCAATTTATGAAGCTGGTTTGTTTTCTTCGCAAAATCGTAAGCTAAATTTAACAATACTCCACTATCTTTACCGCCAGAAAACGAAACAATAATTTGTTCAAAATGGCTGAACAAAAATTCCATTCTTTCTGCGGATGCTTCCAAGACATTTTTATTTTGATATTTTTTTCTCATACTCATTGATAAAATTTATTAAATCTTTTTCTTTTTTAATACCCGAACCCGCTGGCTTCATTTCTTTGGTAATAATTTCAAAAAATTCTTCGCATGCAATTTCTATAATTTCTTGCATTTTTTTATTTGGCTGAAATTCTCTTATTTTGAGAGCGTAATCGGTAAAAGAATTGTTATCTCCCACTCCAATCGCCAAGAACCCGACAGACGACTTAACCAGTAGCATTTGCATTTGTAATTGCAAAGTCCAAGCAAATGAAGGCTTATTTCCGTATTTATTCCATTGCGAAAGTAAGGTTGTTTTGCATTCAACCACAGCCCCATTTTTACAACACATATAATCTAAATAAGCTCCTAAACTCCCCCCTTTAACATTTTTCATACTCCATAATTGAGAAGTAAAATCCATTTCGCTATATAACGGAACGGCTTTTTTAAATCTTAAAAATATTTCTTCTTCCAATCTTTCCCCCCTTGCCGTGAAAACTGTGCTTTGACTTTCCTGAAAAGCTTTATATATTTCCGTAGAAATGGTTTTTTCCAAATAAAGCCCTAAAAGACTGTTGTAAGTCGGCTGTGTTTTTATAAAATTAAACTGAACGTCATCTATAACTTTCTTCTTTAAAAGCATTTCCGAAGTTGCACTTAAAACTTCAAAGATTTGCGATGCCGTTACACTATACTTTCTATCCCAAGTCATGTTTTTATAATTATAATTCATTTATTCCGTTATTTTTAATAAAATCTTTAATGTTATCAAGGCAACTTGCCTTTTTCGCCAAAGAAGCCATAATTAATTGGCATAGCCCAGTTTTAACCGTATAATTTATAACATTGCAAGCTTTCTCTTGCCCAGTTCTATAAATCCGGTGCAAGCTTTGCTCTTTATCCTTGTAATCGAATGTTTGTGAAAAATAAATTATATTGTTTGCAAATTGGAGATTTAAACCTAGACTGCCACAACCATAAGTGCAAACCATAATGTTTTTAAAATCTTTAAATTCAGAAAGTCCAGATTTATTTTCTCCCGTATAAATCGCTACTTTATCTTTACCGAACAGATTTTGCATAATTTCTACTTGCTTAATAAAGCTAATATAAATTATTACCTTTTCGTCTCTCCCCACGATTTCCGCAACATCTTGCTTTATGCCCTTTAAAGAAGCTTTACATGGCTCATAGATTTGCTTCAATTTTTGAGCCAATCCTAAAAATGAAATTCCAGATTCCGCTTTTGAAAAATTTTCCAAAACTTCAAACTTTGCTTTTGAGTATTTTAAACTTTCCGTCTTGTTTAATTTGAATATTCTTTCAGTTCGATTCAAATCGGAATATTTTTCCAAATCTTCATCAAAAATGTAAGGGCGTAATATTTCAATCAAAGCTTCTTCGTTATGAGGGCGACTCCACCTTGTCCAGCTTCTATTTTGTCCATCAAGAGTGTATTCTAAAAATCTTTTAGCAAATTCCTTTTCGCCCATATTCAAAATTTTAGGACTCAAAAATTCAATTTGTGGGTATAAATCGTATAATCCTTTCGTTATCGGAGTCCCATTTAAAATAAGTTTAAATTTGAACAAATGAGATACGGAAAGCAGTCTTTTAACCTTTTTAGCTACTAAATTTTTTATTTTCAAACTTTCGTCTATTACACAAAAGCATTTATTTTTATGAACTAGCTCATACAATTCTAAAAATTTTGTTTTAGCGGAGGCGATACCCTCTGCGGTAAAAAATAAAAATGGTTTATTAACGCCGCAATATTCTATCCATTTACGGACTTCTTGCCGATAGTTTTCAGAATTTAAAATGCAAGCAGGAGCAATCCAGACAATGCAATCCGTATCAAGTTCCTTATGCTTAATTAACGCCATTGCAACTTTTGTCTTTCCTGAACCCGGCTTCATAAATAAAGCTCCAACTTTTAATTTGGAAAATTTATCAAAAGCGCGTTGTTGCAAAATATCAATTTGTTTCATACATTAATTCATCTAGTGGTTTCTGATTTTTAACTGGCTCTATAACGCTAGGCATGTGAATATAATTTAAATATTGGAGTTTTTTTTCAATCGCAAACGCCTCCTCTATTAAAATATGATTTCCTTGTTTTGCAATTTTAAATTTAAAATTAGGAATCCAAATTTTTTGCTCGCATTTCACAAGAAAAAGAGTTGCTTTTTCAGTTTTATGCAAAATATCGTAAATTTTAACTCTGACTAATGCCACAATTTTACAAATAAAATATTATAAATATCTTAGGGTTTTACCTGTAGTAGAAAACTCTAACCCAAACATTCCTAAATTTTCCCGAACAAACCGAGATGCGTGTAATCCGAACTTTAATTCGTTCGCAAGTCTGTATAATTTCCATTTCATTTCCGAGTATTTAGTCCCAACTTCGCTGTTCCCACTTTTTTCGCTATAGCCAAAAATTTCCAAGAAAACCCCCATTAAATAGCTGGGCAAACCGCCCCCCCTTCCCTTTAATGATAGCTCTACATCAATCAGCGAAAGATGTTGTTTGAATGTTGAAATATTGGTCTCAAGAGCCACTTTAACAGCTTCGTCTATTCCGGATGATTCTAGTAACCTTATTCCCTTTTCGCAAGAGTCGGTCAAGGTAGCCATTCTGTTATCTTTGTATTTTCTGTTTTTCTTTTGTCTCGCAGAAGGCTCCGCCACTACTACCGACTCAATTTTTGAGCCAATCACCTCTTCGTTCGGAGCATCACAAATTTCAGCAACGCTTTCTAAATTTTCTGCAACTTCAGACCTTCCCCCTACTTCACTATCAATGCCGAAGTAAGCTTCAAACTCTGCGGAGTTTAGCTCCTTTTCCTCAATTTTAACATTAAATGTAGATTTTCCTTTACCGTTCCTGAATGCCTTAAATTTGAATTCATCGGTATAGCTAATTTCCATTAAATAGCCGCCTTTTCCAGACTGTTTAACGCATTTAGCGGGGTGCCAAAACATAAGTTCAGATTTGGGCAATTTAATCAAAACCGCCTTACCTGTTGATGATTGTATTAAATTTGAGTTAGCTTTAACTGTTTTCCATTTGTTTGTCATATGCTTAATAAATAATTGTTTCATTTATATATTAAACCATATCTTTTGATTTGTCAATCAAAAAATCAAAGATTTTAAAAATAGTTTGAAATTTGCGGAAAATCAAGGTGAAGTGCCATTTAGCAAAAAATTAGCAACTTACTTAGCCTGAAAAGGTTTAGGCGTTTATATATTTACTTCCCCAAATTTATATTAACCTTTCTTTTTCATAAGGCATTTTAAAAACAAGTTTTCAACTTCTTTAGGATTTGCCTTAATGTTTGCCATTGCCTCTTTATCTTTAAGAATGAGGGCTTTTTTAGTTGTTTTAAGGGTTTTGGTGGGGTTATTCTTCTTTGTCATCTATAATTTGGATTAATTCTTTTATCAAATATGCCTTCACTTCTCCATTAACTCTCTTTATTTCTCCGTTAACAACATAATAAACTTTAAACGGGTTATCTTCATTTTTGTTTAACATTGCTTCTTTTATATCGTCGTTATTAAACAATATTTGTATTTCTTTCATTTCAACCGAGTCTATTATTCCCTTTACTACAAGACTCCCACTAGGTGTTTTTTTAATAGATAATTGCAAAATTTCATTTTGAAATTCTTTTTGTAAATTTTCGTTTAAAGCAATAATACCTTTGTCTATTTCGTCACTAATAGCTCTTGCTTCCACCCCGTTAAAAGTAAAATTATTTGTTATAATATTATTTTTTCCAGCTTCAAAATGTATTTTTCCATTGTAATCATTTGCTGAATGTTTTAAAACAGTTCTTAACTCAATTAATTCCTGTTTAGTTAATCTGTGTCCTAATTTCTCTTCTAATTCTGGCAATTTTTGTTCTAAAAAATGACTAAATTGCATTTTGAGATATTCGTTGAAATCTTTAATAATTTCTTGCGGAATTAATGTTGTCAAAAATCTAACTACTTTAACAATTTTGCTACCTTCCTTTAACTCATTTACGTATAGCTTTACATTTTCATCAATATTTTTATAATTTTTTTGTGTAAATCTTTTATATTGATTGTGTAATGCTAAAAATGAATTACTAAAATCATACAATTCTATAGGCTTTGTATTTTCAATTTTTATTAATAAATATTCATTTTCATCTAAAACCTCACTCATATATTAAGCAATTAATTCTTTGTATTTTAATCTTCCTTTAACATTATCAAAGAAAGTTTCAAACCTTGTGTTGTTTGTAAAAGCCCTTGAATTATACTTAAAATTAAACTCATTCAAATATCTTTGCAAGTGCTTTTTACTTACCCAGTGATGGATACCATATATACTACGTTTCAGTAAGCTAAAAACTCCTTCTACGCCGTTTGTAGTTATTTTAACTGCAATCCTAGAATTATTGCTTTTTTCATACCTTACATATTCCTCTTTAGAATGATTTACTGTATTGTGGCTATAATACATTTTTAGAGTTTTATAATAGCTTGCTTCATCGGTTGTAATGTTAGAACCTATTTTAACACTCTGCATTATCTTTTCTCCTAAATCGTAATATCTGCTTGTTTCGGTATGGAAGGTTTTAACCTTCCCTGTTTCTTCATTCTTAATTCCAAGAACTACTGCTTTTGTGGATTTATTTTTCTTTTCCTTATGTTTGTTTTCCTCTTTACCACCTACATAAGTTTCATCTATTTGAGAAGTTCCTTCAAACATATCAAGCCCACCGCTTGCAACTTCTCTAAGTCTTTGTAAAACAAACCAAGCCGTTTTTTGTGTAATGCCTACTTGATTTGCAAGATTAATAGAGGAAATCCCTTTTTTATTAGCACTCATAAGGTAAATACATATAAACCATTTTTGTAAAGAAATTCTACTTTCTGCAAAAATAGTTCCTTTACGAATAGAAAAATCATAATCACAAGATTTGCAACGGTTTTTTTTAAAATCTTGAAACTCAATAATTTTAGAAGATTTGCAACGAGGACAACTTTTACCATTAGCCCATAGTTTAGATTTTAGATATTCATAGCACTTCTTTTCAGTATTAAAAAATTTGGTAAATTCTAATAAAGTTTTAAACATAAACAATTTCTTATTTTTATACTAAAGTATAAAACATAATCCTTAAAAAGTCAAGTAAAATATGAAAGAAATTGCGATTTAGGGGAAGTAAATATATAAATGCCAGGTTTTATACAGTTTGACACTTGACACTTGATATTTAACATTTAACATTTGACACTTACGCATTTTTACTTGACACTTTTAAATTAAGGCTTTATTATTGAAAAAGTGGAAATTTGACACTAATATTGAAAAATGACACTTTTACATTATTATTAAATTATGATAAAAACAATTAACAGGCACTTATTCTTTTTAATAGCTTTGTTTCTTTTAGCTTCTTTAAATTTAGCTTTTGGATATGATAGGAAAGAATATGGAGGTTGGAAACAAAATCTACAAACAGGTTGCAATACAAGGCAAGAGATATTGCTTACAAGATATATTAAGGTTTATGAAAAAGTAGGAAAATGTAAAATTTCTGGACTTTGGATAGATTTTTACACGGGTGCATTACTTTCGGATTGGAATAAAATTGATATAGACCACCTTCTGCCTGTTGCCTATTATGATAAGCATTGTAGAAAGAATAAATCTTTAAAAGAAATAAGGAAGTTTTATAATGATACTGAAAACCTTGTTATTACATCTAAAGAAGAAAACCGCAGAAAAGGACATAAAACAAAAGAACAGTATGCCCCTTTGATTAAAAATGAAACAAGGCGTAAGGCTTACATTGAGAAATATGATAAAATATATAATAAATATTGTAATTAATACATGCAAATACATATTTTAAAAGTGATTTATGGAAAATAAAATTATACACGGAGACTGCCTTTCCGTTCTTAAAACGCTTGAAGATGAAAGTGTGGATTTAATATATTTAGACCCTCCCTTCTTTTCTAACAGAAATTACGAAGTGATATGGGGGGACGAAGGCGAAAAGCGGAGTTTTGAAGATAGATGGAGCGGAGGAATGCAACAATACATAAGTTGGTTGCACGAAAGGGTATCAGAAATGCACAGAGTTTTAAAGAAAACAGGTTCAATTTACCTGCATTGCGACCACCACGCAGATGCCTACATAAGAGTTCAAATCCTAGACCCCATCTTTGGTGAGAAGAATTTTAGGAACGAAATTGTGTGGTGTTATTCACGAATGGCTTCAAAAGGGCAAAAACAATTTAGTAAAAGTTCTGATACAATTTTTTGGTATTCAAAATCAACGGAATGGACATTCAATGTTGATAGTATAAGAATGCCATATTCAGAATCGTCTAAAAATAGAGCAGGTTATAAAAAAACATCACTTGGCGGTGCAGCTCCAAAAAGCGGAATTTGTGAATTAAATGAAATCGGTAAATTTCCAGAATGTTGGTGGTCTGATATTGGAATAGTTAAAGGAAATTCACATGAACGCATCGGCTACCCAACGCAGAAGCCAGAAGCTTTGCTTGAAAGAATAATTAAGGCATCTTCGAGTGAAGGGGACGTAGTTCTTGACCCTTTCCTTGGCGGAGGCACTACAATTTCAGTGGCAGAAAAATTAGGCAGAAAGTGGATAGGAATAGACCAAAGCATGATAGCCGTAAAGGTAAGTGAAGGCAGAATTGAAAAACTCAAAAAGTATGAATTGAAAAATGAATAATAAAATAAATAAAATCTACAATGGAAATAATATTGAAATTTTAAAAGATTTTCAAAATAACAGTTTTGACTCAATTATTACTGATTTTCCTTATGGATTGCAAGATGTAGACGCATTAAAGCTAATAAAAGAAGGTGGAAATAATGCTTCAGGCTTTCTTGGTAAAGAATGGGACTGCTTACCCTCAATTGAAATGTTAAGTGAGTTCTTACGAGTTCTTAAAACAGGCGGGTGGTTAATCACAACATTTACGCCGAGACAAGATTTGCAATGTGTTTTGCAATATAGATTATTAGAAGCTGGATTTGATATAAGCTTTAGTTCAACTTACTGGGCTTACGCTTCAGGTTATCCGAAAGCTTCTAATTATGGTAAAGTAACCGATAAACATTTAGGAGCAGAGAGGGAGAAAGTAGGTTTATCAAAAAATATAAATCATCAAGAAAGAAAAGATAGCAATATAAACCAACAAACCGTGATAACCACAGGAAATCCTTTTAAAGATAACGAAAACCAAATGCAGAAAGTAAATTATCTAACAATCCCTGCAAGCGAAGAAGCAAAATACATTGACGGCTTACATTCAAATTCTCTTAAACCTGCTGTAGAAATTATTATTGTGGCACAAAAACCTTTCAAAGGTGCTAAATTTCAACAAGCTTTAAAATGGTATTACGAACGCAAGGAATTATTGGAGCAAGGCATTAAAGAAGAAGATTTAAGTTTGCATACTAAAAATGCGAGTGGTGGGGTTAGAATTGATGATGCAAGAATACCCGCTGAAGAAAATGATTTAAAAGAAATGATAAAAAAAGGAGAAAGTTTTGTAGAAGCAAGTAAAAAAGACACAAACACTATATTTCCAAATTTTGAAAGATTAGAACCAAACCATAACGGACGCTTTCCTGCAAATTTGCTCGTAAGTGATAATGTTTTAGATGTGGGGAGAAACATTAAAAGTGGGGGCAATGAAAAACAATATAATAGACAATTTAAAGAAAACGATGATTTTTTAAGTATTTTAAACAAGCGCAAAAACGTAAAAGCTATATTGCAAAAAAGTGAAGGAGACTTCTCAAGATATTTTTCAGTTGACGCTTGGACTAAAAAGCATTTACCTGAATTGTATAAATTAAATAAGAAGTGCTTAACTTTAGAAAAAGACGCAGAAAAGATTTATCCGTTTTTTAATGTTGCGAAACCTAGTATAAATGAAAAAAATTTAGGGCTTCAGGAGTTTGAAAAGGTTCAAATTAAAAAAGCTGTTCAAAGTGAGTTTAATGATAATAAAAATCCTAACCCCCCCAGTTGCAACACACACCCGACTTCAAAGCCTATTTCATTGTTTGCTTATCTTATCTCCTTATACTCAAGTGAAAATGATGTTATCCTTGACCCTTTCTGCGGAAGTGGTACAACCTGCATTGCAAGTATTTTAACGAATAGAAAGTTTGTAGGCATTGATATAACTGAAGAGTATTGTAAGATTGCAGAGGCAAGGATTAAATATTGGAAGAAACAAAAAGAGGAAAGGGATTTTTTTAAAGATAATGTTTTAATTTAAATATGATTAAATACACAGGTGGAAACCACAGCTTAAGAGTAGCAAAGGTAAATAAGAATGATGAATTTTACACTCAACTTGTAGATATTGAAAACGAGTTAAAACATTATAAAGACCACTTCAAGGGCAAAACCGTTTTTTGCAATTGTGATTTAGAGTGGAGCAATTTCGTAAAATATTTTCAAAATAACTTTGAAGAACTTGGATTAAAAAAGCTTTTATTTAGTGGATATAATAAAGAAAGCAACGTAGGAGATTTCCGCTCTCCCGAATGCATAGAATTGTTGAAAGAGGCGGATATTGTTGTCACCAACCCGCCCTTTTCTTTGTTTCGGGAGTATGTTTCGCAATTAGTGGCATATAATAAAAAGTTTTTGATAATGGGTAATCTTAATGCAATAACTATGGTGGGGATTTTTGCCTTGATAAAAGAGGGCAAATTATGGCTTGGTTCTGGTTTTAAACATACTGCACGAAAATTTAGAGTTCCAAATGATGCTGTATTTTACGGGACTAGCAAGAATGATTTCAATGCGGATAAAGATGGCAATAAATACATCACGCTCCGAAGCACAAAATGGTTCACAAATCTTGACTATAACAAAAAGCATGAAGACTTAATTCTATACAAAAAATATACGCCGGAAGAATACCCGCATTATGATAACTACGATGCAATAAATGTTGATAAAACTAAGGATATTCCTGCGGATTGGTCTGGTGCTATGGGCGTTCCTATAACATTTTTAGATAAATTCAACCCTAACCAGTTTGAGATTATCAAATTTAAGTTAGGGGATGATAATAGGGAATTGAAGATAGGAGGGAGAGTTCCGTATTGTAGAATATTAATTAGAAACAAAAAAGTATGACCGTTAAATTCCACAAAACACTTTTTTTTATAGACGTTCTACTCCCTTTAATGGATAAGCATTCAACTGCAGCAATAAAGGCAATGCCTAATATGATAACACAAATATCAATGTTGTATTCAGGCAATATAGATGACGGCTTTAAAAATTGGCGTAGAGAGGGAAGGGATTTGGAAAAATGGAGAAAAGGCGGTAAAAAGACTTATGCACAAACATTTCCAGAGAAAAAAGAGGCTACGCATCTTGAAGATTGTTTTGAAAGAGAGTTCTCCGAAAAAATCAAGCAACACGTTTCAGAAGACGTGAAAAGCGTAGAAAAAAAGGCAAAAAAGAAAGTTGAAAAAACATTGAAAAAAGAGAACGAGGTCGTGACAGATTGTCACGCACCGAAATTGCCCGCAGAAGAAGAAAGTTCAGCAGAGAAAAAAGAACATGTTATTACTTTTAGCACCGCAATGGCTGAAATCGTTTTCAAAAACAATAAGGAAATTTTAGACAAGATTGCAAAAGATAGGAACGCATTCGCAGAAGATGTTGTGAAGATGTTTGAAGAAAGAAAAGAAGTAGTGGCTAAATTAAAAGCAAAACGGGAACAATATATTGAGTTGGCTGGACAATTGCAGGAAATAAAAATACAAGGTATTTCTTTTAAAGATGATGACAGTAAGCAGATTTTGAACGAAATGGAAAGCATAAAATATATTGATGAATTTGAGGGAAGAGGCGAAAACGGGGCAACGGGTGAAATGATACAACGAGAAAAAACTGCGACAAAAGAGCAATACGTAAATTCTTTTATCCAAATATCAAATATGATACACGCCAAACTATCCGTAATAAATTCAGAAATAAAAAACTTGAAAGATTGGCTCAAAGATATTGAAGACAGAGTAAAATTTTATGAAAATGTTAATAGGGTTGATTTAGGTTATGGGGCTAAAACCAAAATGCAGGCTGAAATATTTAAAATCTTGGTTGAAGCAGATAATTTTGCAAAAGAAAAAGACATGACGCAAATTGGCAACGAAGAAAGCAGTAAAGAGGTAATTATTAAGGTTTTACCGGTAGAAGGAAAAACAGAAGAAGAAATAATTAATAATAATTAAAAATATGAAACAAATAAAAAAAGAAGTGACCGAAAAAATAACAGTAACGACTGATTGGGATTTGCTCAATATTATTATGGTAAATTCGCCAGAGGCTACAGTAAATGCATTAAACAAGGAAAAACAAAATGCTTAATATTCCAACAATAGCTTTACCTAATAAGCTAATGCCGTTATTGAGTGCTCCCAATAGATATATTATAGTTTATGGCGGGCGTTCAGGAGCAAAAACGGGCAGTATTGTAAGGAGTAGAATATTGAAGATGCTATCTTCAAAAAAGCAAATGATAATATTAGTAGTAAGGGAGACCATGGCTTCATTAGGGGATAGTTGTCACGCAGAATTTGCAAACTGTATATTGGAGTTTGGATTGCATAAATATTTTAAAGTAACTGAAAAGAAAATAGTTTGCACCATAAATAATAGCTATATTGCTTTTAAAGGAATACGAACAAACCCGCAGGAAATAAAAGGGTTCGCAAATGCTGATGAATGTTGGGCGGAGGAAGCAGATAATATCTCTAAAAAAAGTTGGGATTTTTTAGTGCATACTATTAAAAGGCAAGGCTCACAAATATTAGTTAGTTTTAACCCAAAAAATTTCAGTGATGAAACATATCAACGTTTTGTAGTGAACCCCCCAGAAGATAGTTTGGTAATAAATATTAATTATTACGACAACCCATTTATTTCAAACACTTCTTTGAAGGAGATAAAGGAATGGCACGCAGTAAGACCGCAAGATTACGAACATATATTTCTTGGAAAAGTCAAAGAATATAGCGAAGCTTTAATATTCAAAAATAAATTTGAAGTTAAAGAATTTAAAGAATACAATTGGTTTGAAGTTTTAGGAAGGCAATTTTATTATGGGGCGGACTGGGGATACGCTAAAGACCCTACTTGTATTGTGCGTTGTTTTATACTTGAAGAATTTGCACCCAACACTACAATAAAAGTTCGTAATTTATATATAGATTATGAAGCGGGGGGAACGGAAATTGAGCTAACGCAGATTAACAATTTATTTAGACAAATACCCGATATTAACAAATATTTCGCAGGAAAAGTTGAATATGAACTAGAAAAGCAATTATCTACAATAATGATATACGGTGATAGCTCACGCCCAGAAACCATATCTTTTTTAAGTAACGAAGGATTGCCAATTTATTCGTGCTATAAAACGGAAGTGGAAGAGGGCATCGAGTTTTTAAGAAGCTTTTATAAAATATACATTCACCCACGTTGCACAGAAACAATTAAAGAATTTCAAAATTATAGTTTTAAAATTAACAAAAACAATGATAAAATATTGCCAGAAATTGATAAAAAGGCTGGTTACGACCATTATATTGATAGTATTCGTTATGCTTTAAGTGATTTAATTAAATTGGGAATTCAGGGAGATAGAACATTAAATGCTTATGATTACCAAAAAGCTATTGCCTCTTTGCGGTTTGGTTGAAATTTCAATATATTTTTATGATTGAAGTGTAAATCACTTGTTATAAAAGTTTTCATATTTTAACTTAAATAATTGGGGGTTTAGCAATCCAAGAAAGACCCTACGCTTTACAGTTAGTAAAACCCCCATTTTTCGTATTAGCTCGCTTTTGGACTTGACAAATAGATTTATTGCTTTTAAACTCAAATATAATTATTTGAATAAGTAAAATGGCTTCCGTTCCTAGAAAAGCTAAAAATCCCGATTTAAAACATAATGGTAATACTGGCTTCGGATTTTCAGGAATGTTCAATCCCTTTAATGCTGGCTTCGGAACATCTAGCGGGAGAATAGTGAATAACCAACTATTGGAAATAATCAAAAACCTTGATACATTTATTTCTTTAAACAGACCTCTTCTTGATTTCCTGTTCTTGAAACTGCCTTTAATGGAGAAAATTATTAAATTAGCACCTCAAGAAGCCTTATCAAAAAAATTTACTTATCATTCATTGCAATACTCTCAAGAGGAAATTGATGTTTTTGAAAAAGCATGGGAGGAATTAAATATATTGGATAAGTTGTTAGATGCTAACTGGAAAAAAAGACTTTATGGGGGGAGTGCATTGATAATTGACCTTTTGCCTCAAGGAATGGAGAATAACACTGCGGAGGCACGCAATATTATGAACGCCAATTGGGCTAAACCTTTAAGCGACAAGGAAGTCACAGAAGCAGCTGGAATTGATTTCATAGCAGCTGATTTATGGGAATTATCCATGCTAGGCACAAATATGGAAAGCTCCGTTAATCCACAAACTTTTAATCTTGATGCAGCCGATTCATATTTTTTCTATTATGGTAAAAAAATACATAGAAGTCGCTTAATTCTGTTTAAGGGCGAGCCTGCTCCATCTTTATATGCTCCTATTTATCGTGGTTGGGGCAAATCTTATTTTGAAGGATTACTTGAACCATTAAGGGCTTATATACTAATTTTAACTTTAGCTTTAGAATTAGCTAACGAAAAGAAGATTGATGTGTTTGGAATAGAGGGATTAACTAGCTCCATAGCAGGGGGGCAAGAAGGAAATATAAAAGCCCAAATGAATTTCATACAAGAAGTTAAGGATTTCACTGGTGCAATTACGTTAGATAAAACAAGACATGAATTTACACAAAGACAATTACAAATTGGAGACTTGAGAGAGATAGCGGATTTTTTGACAGAACAACTGGTAGCTAATACGGATTATCCTTACCAAAGATTAATGGGTTCAGCTCCCAACCGTCCTAATAATTTAGGTGGCAATAATGTAGACGCCAAAAATGATAATTATTTTTTGAGATTAGAAAGCATTCAAAAAGAAAATATTTATTACATAAAAGCAATAAATCATTATTTGAGTTTATTCTATTTTGGCAAACCATTGGAAGATTTAAAAATTACTTTTGAAACTTTATATTCTCTTACCCCCGAACAAGAGGAGGCTCAAAAACAAGGCATAGTTGCAAGGTTACAAACATTACATGCATTAAAGCCTGAATTAGTTACTGACGAATTGGTGCGTCAAATAATCAATGAGGGAAAGTTATTACCAATGCAAATAGATGAAATCTTCATTCCCGAAAATTCTTTGAACAACAAGCAACTAAAAAAAGAAAGCTTTTTAAATAAATTCTTTAAAAAATGATAGAGTTAAAAGATTTTTACATTCCTATTTCTGATGACAAAAGGCTAGAGCTAGCTATTGTTGAAATATTTGAAAAGGAACTATTTGAGCCATTATTGGCATCACTAGAAATGAAAAATAATTTTTTAACTCATAATTCTATTGATGACATTAGGGAGGCACTTATAAATGAAAAAATTTTTTATAATAAAATTTTAAATATCTTTTACTCTAAAAAACCTTATGGCACTAAATTGTTTTCTGCGTTACAAAAATTAGGCGGCAAGCTAAATAGACGCACGGGAAATTTTGAAGTAAGTTATTTTGATTTGCCAATTTTTTTACGCACAACTATAGATAAAATTGATTTAAATGCTATTTTGCAAAAAGAAAATTTGCAAAAGGCTTTAAGCGTTATTTCTAAAATTTCCACAGAGGAACAAGATTTGTCTATATATTTTAAAGACACTGGGAATAAATTTAATAAATCGTTTGAAGATAGCTACAAAAAAAAAATAGGGCAAATACCAATTATCAATAAAAAAATTTCTTTAAAAATGAGAGACAAAATAAGTAAAACTTATTCTGATAATTTAAATAAATACATAGCAGGGTTCAAAGAAGAAGAAGTAAGAAAAATCAGAAGTTTAGTTGAGAGGCAGGCATTGGCAGGAAATAGAAGCTCTGCTTTGAAAGAAACCTTAATTAAAGAATACGGAGTTTCTCAAAATAAAGCTAAATTTCTAGCTAGGCAAGAGATGAGTTTATTTATGGCTTCATTGCAACAAGCGGAATTTCAGGAATACGGAGCAAAAAAAATTAAATGGCACACTTCACAAGATGAGAGAGTGCGGGACGAACACAAATTGTTGAATGGTAAGGTATTTTCGTTTGATAATTTGCCAATTATTGATATAAGGACTGGGGAAAGAGGGCTTCCTGGGCAGGCATTTGGTTGCAGATGCACTATGTCTGCTGTTTTTGATTTAAATTAATAACTTTTATTTATGCATATGAACCATTTACATTCAAGAATTTTTAAGCTTTTTAAGGCTGGGGTTGTGAATTTTGATAATACGGGAACGCGCGATATTGGATACATTGCTACGGAAGATTTAACGGAATTTGCTAAAAAATGGGAAGGACAACTATTTTTTAAGAATGGACACTTTGAAGATACGGCAGAAAATCGCAAAAATGAAATTGTGGGTAAGATTAGCGAAACATGGGTAGAAGGAGAATGGGTTGTTGGAACTGGTTTAATTGATGATGAAGGGCTAGATTTATTGCAAAATGGAAAAAGCGTTTCCGTAACATTTCTAGTTTCTAATAAAATTCAAAATAATGTGCGTGATAAAAAAGAAGGTTTTGAATATCATTATAGAGTATTAGACATGATACCCGACCACATAGCTATTGTGGATAACCCAAGATACGAAGGTGCGGGTTTAAAACATAATTCTTTGAGCGATACCATTATTTGCAATATGCATTTAAAGGAAAATAAAGAAAAAAGTATTGACAATCTAAATTCTTCTGATAGCAATTTAACAGGTAATAAACCTTTAACTAAATTATTTGATATGTTCAGCATAGGAAAAAAGCATAATAATATGCACGAATCAGAGCCTAAACCTAATAAACACGAAGAGCCAAAAGACAATACATCCGAACCAAACGAGCAAACAGAAAAAAAATATGCTAGTTTTGGAGGTAGAAAAATGATGGGATATGATGAAGAAAGCTTCAAGCAGAGAGCTACGGAAGCATTTTCCAAAAAACACAATACTGATTTGTCTGAAGATGCAGAAGCACTTGAGCATATTATAGAAATTGAACATGAAGGCGAAAAAATTGAAATGAGCTTAAAAGAGGCTATGGAATTAATCCAAGCGGCTGAAAAAACAGAAGAAGCACTTGAACGACACGAACAAGGCGAAATTAACGAACCTAAACATAATGAAAATGAAAGCAATAAAGCAGAAGAGCCAAAAACGGAATCCAAGCCCTCCACAAAAGAGAATGCGTCTAAAAAGCATAATAGCTACGCTTCTACTGTAAAAGCTGAATACACTTCTAAATCTTCTTCCACCCAAAACCTTTCGCCTGATATGGATTATTTGGCTGAAAAAAGTGCAAGATTCGATAAAAAGAAATAACTATTTAACTAACATTTTAACTATTTGATATATGGCTTTTACACCTCTTCTAAATGCAGGTTCTCCTCGAGGGCTAACAATGGGTTATTGCAACGCCCAACTATCGGAATTAAATATTTCGGCAGTTCAACTGAACCCAACTTCTACGGCTAATTTCATTTATGGAATGCCTGTAAAAGTGATAGGGCAAAACTCCAACGGAATGACTATTGTTGATGCAATTACTGCAAATACTGACCCAATTTGGGGCGTTATCGTAGCAAGCTCTTATTTGCAGTCAGTCAATTTGGTTAAGGGGCTTATTGTTAATATCCTTCAAGGAGGGTTGCAGGCAAAAATAAAAATGCTTACAACTGGGGATGTTTCCGCAGGCAAAGCTGTTGGTTGGGACATTGCTAATAATGGCGTGATACAAAACGCAACACCATCACAAAGGTTGGGAATTGCTCAAGAAACTGGGTTGTCAGGCTCTGCTATTGATGTTTTAATTACAGTGCCTAATGCAACCAATACTAATTTTTAATTTTAATTTATTTAATATATGGCAAATTACGCAACAGCTTTACAATTTGGCAAAGAATTAGACAATAGTCGTTTAGATGACTTTGCGCACAACTTAATTACCACAAGAACTGGCGAAGGGCATAGCAAAATGCCAAATTATGGCGGTCGTGGCATAAAAGACGCAATTACTTCGGTTTCGCATGTTCATTTGACAGAACTTAATACGATGGCGTTTGCACCTACACAAACTTTTGATGAGAAAGGAAAAGTTATATTCTGCGGCAATACAATAGAGAAATATCAAGCATCTGCTTTGAAGCATAACTCATATAATGCATCTTCTGGAATGGTGCAAAATATTACTACAGCTGGGCTTGCTCTTCCTGATATTGCTAGGACAGTTTTTCAAGATTGGAACAGAGAGGAATTTGTTCCTGTGGAGCAAGGTTTTGGTGCTTGGAAACAAAAGGTATATCAATATGCCACTCAACCAATTGGAGCAGACCAATTTAGAAAGGGTTTAAGAATGGCAGGACAAACAGCTTCTAATAATTTAGTTAATGTTGAATTATTTCAAAAAGCCATTCCTTTACAGCCATGGTCTCAAGGTTATGCTTATGATATTTTTGAAGCTAATTTTGCTTCTGCGAATGGTATTCCTTTGAATATTATTGAAGAAAAAATGCGTGCCTTAATGGAAATGTTTAGATTAGGAATGATGGAAACCTCTTTTTTAGGTGTACCGGGCAACCCATTGCCAGGGGGAGAGGCTTTTAATGGACTATTTAACAATACCGAGGTAACGTTGAATATTTCAACAATGGTAAATGTGGCAGCGGCTCCAACAAAACTTTCCGACATGACGCAAGATGAATTTTTCACCGCTATGGAAAATGTTGTAAATGGTTATGTGCAAAATGTTCAGCAAACTCATAAAGTGAGACCTGCAAATTTCTTTGCAATACCAGAAGACGAAAGACTAAAATTATTGGGTCAAGTGTTAATTATAACAAATGCTCCTAATAATCTTACTGTAGCTGGGACGACTAGACTAGATTATATTGAAAATTATCTAACAAAAGCGTTTGGCACTAAAGTGACAGTAGCTGGGACATCTTACTTGCAAACCGTTTCTCAGGGAACATTAAATCTTGGTTACTACGCTTATATGTTGTATAGAAATGACGCTTCAACATTATTACAATTAGATAGTATCCCATTTACTCTTGCAACAATGGCGACTCCAAATGGAATGAACTTTGTTCAAGCGGCATACGCACAGTTTTCTCCTGTATTCTTCAAAAGACCACAAGAGGCAATAATCTATAAAGTGGCTTAATTAATTTAAATTGTATGACTGAAACAGTAAATATTAAAAACATAAGCACAGCACTTTTCGTGTTGCCTTATTTAGACGTTAAAACGGGTAAAGTGAAAAGTTTTACTCTGATGCCTCAATGCGTTGCAAAAGTTGCAAAGGATATAGGCGAACGTCAAGCTATGCATTTGCCTAATCAAATTCAAGTAGTAGACAATTCATTTGATGCCGTTCCCGATTTAACAAGTTTTGATTCTGAAGCTGAAGCAGAAAAAGAAATAAAAACCGCTAAAAAGATAAAAAATGATTCTTCTGCAGAATTAAAAAAACAAATTGATGAAGCAGTATCAGATAAACTAAAAACGTTTTTGGAAAATTACATTTTAACTCCTAAAACCTCTGGAGGCAATGGCTACACTGAAACGGAAGTTGCTACATTAAGAAACGAAGCTATCGCTTTAGGGATTGATGTTAAAGGGACATGGGGTGTGAAAAAGTTAAATGAAATGATTGAAGGAGCAAAAACGTCAAAAGAGATGATTGAAGGAGCAAAAACGGAAACTCAAAATGATTAATATTGATACAATCACAATTATTCAATTTAAATCACAATTTCCACAAGGGATAGGTGGGTATCCGTATTTTCCTATGTGGTCTAACACACAACCTTATGAAGCAAATGATGTAGTGTTTTTTGGCAATACATTTTACCAGGCAATTCTTCAGAATACAGACCAAGCCCCACCTAATGCAACTTATTGGATTACGGACAAGGCTAATCAATATTCTTACATTAGTGATGCAGATATTACTACAGCGTTTTTATTGGCTTCTGGTTTATTTCCTGCGGATATTTTTACTTGCGATTCAGATGTTTTAATACTTTATGCTTATTGTTTATTGGTGGCACATATGATTTCATATTATATTAAGCCTCAACAATTCCAATATATAGGACAAAGACCTGCTAGCATAGGGGTTGCCAATACTCAGCATGCAGGAAATGTGGGTTTCGGGCAACTTATCCCCGAAAGCGTTACTAGTTCAATTTTATATTCAACTCTTAATCGCACTCTTGAAGGACAGCAATATATGATGCTTGTAGATTTGAGAGCAAGATTTAAAATGCTATATTCTTTTGGTGGAATACCTAATTAAAATTTTATGATTGTTATAGATGTTTCTCTGGCTTTTGATGGTTTAGAACAGCCATTGCGACTAATAGTGCAAAGTAACACAGTTGTGCAAGGTATAAATATACCAACAGGGAAAACATATAATTTGATAGGCATAGTTCAGCCTTTAGATTTGAGGAATTTAAAAATTGTGCCTACCGAACAAATAGAATACAGTACGCAAATGGTGCACATTAGAAGAAGTATATTACAACAGAATAATATAACTTTAACCCTTCTGAACTCTTTAACGTTTCAAATTATTTTTAATAACGCTTCTTACAAGACGAAAGGTAAATGGCTATATAATGATTATGGTTACGCCCAAGTAGATGCAATTCAAACTGCCAAATAATATGAAATGTCAAATTAAAATTAACACAAAGGGGATAGGAAATCTAACAAATGCTTTACTATCTAATAAAAAAGCAATTAGAGTGGGTATATTGGGAAATGATAATTCAAGGAATGATGGTCTTTCAAATGCCACAATAGGAGCAATGCAAGAATTTGGTTCAGAAAACAAAAAAATTCCTGCACGTTCATTTTTAAAAATGCCTATTACTACAAAGCAAGAAGAAATAGGACGATTTGCACAAAAAAGTTTGGCAAATAGCTTAAAAAATAATGATATTGAAACTTCTTTGAATCAAATAGGGTTATTTAGCGTAGGAGTTATTCAGGGTGCTTTTGATACCAAAGGTTTTGGTATGTGGTCTCCTAATGCCCCAATGACAATAAAATTAAAAAAAAGTTCTTCACCCTTGATTGATACGGGGGAATTAAGACGAAGCATTTCCCACGATATAATTAATGTAAAATAAATATGGCGTTAATATATCCTATTGATTATTTGCAAGATATAGTGTTTAATTACCTTTCAACTTTGCCACAACTTGATGCCAATCTTGACATCATTCCCAATACTTTGAAATATCCTTTTTTAACGGCGAGTAATGTCGTTATAGAGAATCAAGAATATATAATACCCGACACAAATCAAATTGATACCCCCGATACAAACCCATTTCATATAAGAATTTTAACATCTGACACTAAAACAATTTCCAGGAAAATTCAGTTTGAAGCTTTACCTTCAAATATTGTAAATTCCATAGAAACAATTGTTAGAAAAGAAATGGTTACTTTTTCGTTTGTAGTTTTTTCTTACAAGCCAAACCCCATTTTATTGCCAAACACTTCTTTGTTTTTAGACCCCACATCCGCTTTTTATAAATGGCACATGGCAAATAATGTTGTCTACGATGTCTACAATTCACTAATTTCTAATTATGCACAATTGCAACTACAAACTGGAAATATTTTAATGCAAAATGATAATACGAATGGCATAAAAAATTTGTCTTTTTTGGAAGGAGGGAAAATACAGGAAAGATTTCAATTTGACATTCAAACCTTTTGCACTTTTTATTCAAAAAAACTTATTGACTTTTTCAACGAAGTTAATATTAATCAATTAACTAACTAATGGATTTTATGGCAAAAAATAATTTAAACGCCGGATTGCGTGCAAATACCATTTTAGGCAAAACGCCTTTAGCTGGTATAGATATTAACAGAATAGTTGCTGTTTCCGTTAGCTCAGTTCCAACGGCAGTTCCGACACCTAACGCAAATAATATAATTTTATTTACAACCGAAACACCGTTTCAAGATACATATAGAAGTTACGTGTCTTCAAAAGCCGTTATACAAGATTGTGGCACAAATTCTAATGCAAGTAAATTTGCAAACATTTTATTTCAAGCAAGTAATAATATAACTTCAGCGGGGGGAGTGCTATATATTGCACCAATGTTAAATTCAGTGAGTGCTACATCGGGAACATTTACAACTCCTAATATTTTAGCAAATATTACAAATTTTCAAACAAAAACGGACGGAGCTTTTACAATTAATATTGACGGCTCAACTTTTGATGTTTTGAATTTAGATTTTACAGCAATCAATACTTTGCAAGATGTTGCAAATATATTTCAAAAAAATTTATTTAATGTTACTGTTGCCGTTGTAAATAACAGCATTACGTTTTCATCTAAAAAATTCGGCATAAATTCTACTATTGTAATTACGGCGCAAGGAACTGGTACTGACATTACAGGTAGCGATTACTTAAATTGTGGGTCAGTTGAGCCAACAATCGGCACGAATTCAAGTGGAGAGACGTTGCCCGAAGCTATTGCAAGGACATTTCATGCAATTCAATATTCTGGGATTGCAACTGATTTAGATTTGGAAAATACAGCTTTAGAGACCGCATCTGCGTTTGTGAACGGTTTAACTGGATATTATTTGCAAAATCTTATTTGCAATACGGAAGATATTAATTTACTAGCTTTGCCGAACGCTACGGCTAACCAAAATAAAGCAAGGTATGCTATTTATACCAATTATGCTTTAAGGGTCGAAGCTAAAGCTGGATTTTTAACATTGATGGCTGGGGTTAATTATAACGCCAATTCTACAGCTAAAACTTCACAAGGAAAGCAAATTAATGGGCTTGCTCCAGATATAATTTATGACAGTTTGTATCCAACGCTAGAAACGGCTGGGTGCGATTATTATCCGATGGTCGGGAACAATGCTTTTGCGATTTCTACAGGGGGCAACGGGTATGCTAACAATGTAATTGATGACATAGCTTTAGAATTTTATTGTCAATACGCAATATTTAATGTATTGCGTGCAACAAATACAAAAATACCACAAACGGAGGCAGGCATGACAATGGTAAAAAATGCCGTAGCCCAAGTGTTGTCACAATTTGTGTCTAATGGGGTTATAGCTCTTGGAACTTGGAACAGTTCTGAAACTTTTGGAAATACGATGCAATTTTTAACTGATGTATCTACAAAGGGTTGGTATATGTATAGTCAACCTATAGCACAACAATTGCAATCTTATAGAGAACAAAGAATTGCACCAACTATACAAATAGCGGCTAAAAGGTCAGGAGCTTTCCACACTTTTTCAGTCCCTGTTTTATTAGAAAATTAATAATAATAATAATATGCAAGAAATTAGTTTTACAGGTAACGATACTTTTTTACTGGACGGGAAATTACTTCCCCCAGGCTTGGGTTCTGATACTTGCGTGTTGATTACTTTTCCTAACCTCTTAACCGAAAGCATCATTGGTTACGATGGCTCAATTGGTATGGGACTTTTAAAAAATGGGCTAAAAGCAGATGTAACTTTGCGAATATTTGCGGGTTCACCATTAATGAATTTAGTGATAGGTATGCAAAGAGATTGGATTAACAATCCCACTTCATCACACACGTTTTCGGGAACTAAAATAACTGATAGTGTGGGAGGAACTTATACTACTGCATTAATAGGGTTTCAAATAGCAACAATAGTTCCTTTTCAATCTAGTAACTCCTCCGTAAAAGACGCCATTGAAGTAGAGGTTAAATTTACGGGCGTTTATAATCCTAATGTATAATGTATATGATTAATATAGAGCAATTCACAAATATTTTTACAAATCCCGAAATTAACATTAAAGGTGATATAAAACATGGCGACGAGAAAAAGTCCATAGAATTTATGTTGCAAGATTTATCTTGCGAAAAAAGCATTTCTTTGTATTCAAAATTAGGTCAGTCGCTAGATGATGCCCTTTCAGATTTTTACTCAACTAAAGAAAAGAAATCTGACAATATTACAAATTCAATAAAAAGTTTGAAAGAAAAAGGATTATCTAATGAAGACGTTGCTAAAGAATTAAATAATAAAGGTGAAGGATTGGACATTTCAATACTATTTAAGATTGTGTTTAGCGTTATGAAAAATGACGATTTGATGCGTTTTTTAACAAATGACATTATTAAGAATTACATTTTAATTAAAATCGGGAGCGGAAGCCCAGTCAAAATTGATAACGTAATACATAATTTTGATAAACCTGATTATAAAAAATTTTTATCTAAATTATGGATACAAATTATAGTGAAAGAAATGATAGTTTTTACGGGCGGGCATCAATCTTAACTAAAGATAGTAGAATAGAAAACGTCCCGCCTTTTCATTGTCAAAATTATATGAATTTAGGGGAATACTGGAGTGTTCTTTTAGCTTCAAATGGCTTTATGAGCGGAGACCCAGTTAAAATTTACAAAGAAATGTCTTGTTTGTGGGTCAAAAAATGTTTAGATTACATTATATTTAAAAACACAGTGCGTAATATTAATTTTCAAACAAAATGAATTTAGCAGAATTTTTTATACAAATAGGAGTCGTTGGAGGCGAGAGCGTCAAGCGGCTAGACGCTTCCATTAAGAATGTCAGACAAGCAGTAATCACTATGCAAATAGCTTTTATTGGGGCTACTTATACTATTGATAAATTTATAAGTGGAACAATCAAGCAAGGTGTGGCTTTAGAAAATTTTTCTACCCAAACAGGTCTTGCAATTAACGAATTAAATAAATGGGTTTCAGCGGGGCAAAAAGTAAATAGAGAATTAAACTTTGATACAATAAAAAATAATGTAGCAGGACTTCAAAAGCAATTAGAGCAAATTAAAATAGGTCAAGGTAATATTGCCCCATTCCAGTTATTGGGAATAAATATTGACACGAATGCTTTTGGCGTTTTAAAACAATTAAGAGAAAATATAAAAGGTTTATCTAATCCGCAAGCTGTCAATTTAATACAACAATTAGGATTAGACGCAAATTTTATTAATGTTCTAAGGTTATCGGAACAAGAATTTGATAAATTGAGTCAAAATAATTTTTTAAGTGGCAATCAAACAAGCGCAATTGCTAACCTGGGAAAAACATTAAATGACTTAAAAATCAAATTTCAAAGTTTAAAAGACCAAGCTGTCGTCAAATTAGCACCAACTTTGATGAAACTTTTTAACGATTTGCAAAAATGGGTTAATGCTAATGGTAAAAAATTAATACAAACTTTTACTGACATAGCAAATATTTTTTCCAAAATAGCAACGGGGGTTACTAGGGTTGCGGGATTGTTTGCTGATTTATTCCAAAATATTCTTAAAACGGAAAATAGTTTTACTACTTTAGCTGTAGTTGTAGGGGCATTAATGCTTTCTTTTAAACCATTATCTTTGCTGTTAATTGGGTTGCTGTTGTTATTAGATGATATAGCTGTTTGGAAGATGGGGGGTCAAAGTTTATTTGGTGATTTTTACGATGGCATTGAAAAAATTGCCAATACAGTTAAGCAAATACCAGGAATAGAAAATATATTAAAAGTGGGGGGTGCTATTGCAGGTATTGTGTTATTAACTTCCAAACTTGGCAAATTATCTAAAGTATTGGGAGGAATTACAAGGAAAGCTATTCCTTTTGTCGGTGCCTTTTATCTTATAAAAGAATTTGGGGATGGGATAAAAGAAAAAACTGGAATGCCAAATTTTGTTCATACAAGTGAAGAGGACGTCAAGGAGAAGGTAAAATGGTTAAAGGAGACAGTCGCACCGGTGATACAAGAAAAATTGGAGTGGGTAATGAAATCATTGGGGATAGAAAAACCTGCGAATTCAAATGTATCCAATGTCAACAATATAACACAAAATGTTTATGGCACAGATGCAAAAGCCACGGCAGATTATGCCGTTGAAGGAATGGAAGAATTATTGACGACCGAAAATCAATTAAAATTTTAAATATGCAAAACAATAAATCAAATCAAATTTTAAATAAGATTGATGGATTGGAGGCTCAAGATGTAACTAACTCTATCAACGCAACCGTTATCGCTCCAGCATTAAATTTGGGTTTAGCAGGGTTAAAATTTTCAATTCCTAAAAGCCACATTTTGCATGCTTCATCGGAAATCACAAACCATTTTTTGGCAAACGGCACCCCCGTCCAGCAACACATCGCTAATAACCCTATTACAATCACACTTACTGGGGAAATACACGAATTGACTATTTTAGATTTGGCCAATTCAAAAACTGGTATTTTGCAAAATGTAACTGAAAAATTAACTACTATTGCCGCTTTGGCTCCTGCCATAAGCTCCACTTACAGCAATGCCAGAAAAGCGATTGCGGCAGGAACTGTTGGAAATGCAACCAATGCAGACATTGCTTCAAACAGCGTAAATGCTAGCACAAATTTATATTCTTTATATAAAAATATGTTGTCATTGTCAACCAACCAAGGCAAGACAGCTCAATTCATATTAGCTTTACGGGATGGAAAAGTAGGTTTAGGCATAGATACTAGTAGATTTGGCTATTTTACAGATATGTATATTGATGATTTCCGATTCATTGGTAGGGACAATACAGAGCAAATTTCCGACATAGAGGTAATTTTGAAAAAATTGCGTTTTACCTCTACACAACTTGTTCCTTTTGATAAAACCGCTTATCAAGGAAGGTTAGCAATGCAAGCACAAGATACACAGAATGTTGGAAAAGGTAATTCTGCCGCAACTACTGAAAATAAACAAAGTCTATTAAGAGAAGGCTGGGAAAAATATAAAAGATAATAATAGACTATGCTTACCATTTCTAATATAAACCCCCTTCCAAATCAAAAACTTATTTTAACATTAGAAACAAAAGAAACTATTATTTTTGAATTAAGATTTTTACCCACACAAAATAGCTGGCAGGGTGCAATTACTTACAAAAATGTCCCTACTATGCGTTTTGGGTTTGTAAATACTGTAAATCTTTTAAGGCAATTTGCAAACCTTATTCCTTTTGGGTTAATGTGTTTTTCAGAAGATGGTTACGACCCTTTTCAAATTACCGATTTCTCAATAAATAATGGGATTGCCCCACGGGTAACACTCTTTATTTTAAATAAAACGGATATAGCAACATACAATCAAATTGCTTATGAAGAAATTTAATTTATTTTATCGGTTAGAAGTGCAATTAACTGCCTCTTATTTGTTTATTGACAATGCTACGTTTTCCTTAAAAGAAATTAATTTGGGTCAGAACGCAGTTGTGATTGAGTCCCCACTTACAATGATAGCGGAAATAAAACGTGATTCGGGAGAAACTTTTAATTCTGCTAATATCACTGTTTATAATTTGAATCCAGAAACTAGACATCACATTTCTAAACCTCGTTATGTTACTAGTCACTTTACTTCGGTTGTATTATATGCTGGCTACAATAAAAATAATTTAACTAGAATTTTTACAGGAAATTTGTTGCAAGCTTATTCGGTAAAAGTTGGCACAAATATAGAAACTAGAATTTTGGCAAATGAGGGTATTTTTGCTGCCAACAATTCTTACATTGCTACAACATATAACAAAGGTTTTACTTTTGGCGATTTCCTTCAAGAATCAATTAAAGCACTTCTAAATTTTAAAACGCCCGATGGAATGACTAACAGCGATTTGCAAGAAGGAGCAATTGGGAACGTAGGACAAGATAGGGTTTTTTCACGGGGTGTTGCCATTAATGGCAATACCTTTGTCTTGCTTAACAAATATTTTAAACATCAAGTATTTATAGATAACCAATTTATTAATGTGCTGTCAGCAAATGATGTTTTTCCTGGGTTAGTGCCTTTAATTAGCTCAGACACGGGGCTATTAAATACGCCAGTAATACAAAATAATTTTTTAACCTTAGAAACACTTTTTGAACCCCAGTTGGTTATAGGGCAAGTAATAGAAGTGAAGGATTTCACTTTTCCAAACTGCGACGGGCAGTGGAAAATTATCGGGATGACCCACAATTTAACAATTTCCGAAGGTATGGCTTCTAGCGGAATTACAAAGTTGCAATTATTCTTAGGAAACGCAATTTTCAATATTGTCAATGCTCCTAGTTAATTATATGAAACCTCCCGTTATTGAACAAAATTTAATTTCACGCTCTACACAATATGCAAATTTCAAACTTGCACAAGATAAAATATTCAAGGAATTTTTTGCACACAGAATAGGAATAATTCAAAATTATGATGCCGAAACTAATACTGCAACTATTGTAATTGTTGATGTAGAGCAAAGGACTGTTGACATAGATACTATTATTAATGAAAATTTAGCCCCATTGCCAAATGTCCCCATTTTTAGAAACGCTACACAAAATGCAGGTTTTACAAAACCAATTTTGGTGGGTGACACAGTTTTGCTGTGTTTCAATGACACAAACATTGATAATTTTTTAGAAAATCCTTCTATACAAGTCCCTTTATTAAATAGCATAAGGCACGACTGCAATCATGCCATAGCCGTTCCTTATGATTTTTCTCCTTGGCTACATAACAATACAGCCACGGAAATGTTTTACGGAAATATTAAAATTTCTCTTTCCGGCGGGAATATAACATTTACAACGGAAAATTCTCAACAAATTGTAATTGATTCAAACGGGAACATGGCAATAGCTGGAAATTTAACTATAGCTGGGAATTTAATTGTCAATGGGGGAGAAATAACCATGGGAACGGTCGCTTTAAAAGGTATTGGTGGAAAAGAAACTATTAACGGAAAAGAAACGGCTGTAATAGGCGGTGCAACCAATGGAGGTCAAAATATTATTACTTCAGGACAATAGTCTCCAACTGTATTTATATTAAAGTTTTTTTCATATTTACTTTCCCAGATTGTTTCTTTTGTCATAATCAATTTCCAATTGCAGAAGTTTTTCCATTTCAACAATTGATAAATCTCTTTTGCCTTTTCTAAATCTTGAAGCCATATTATCCGCATTGCGTTTATTTTTTTTTACATCTTCCTCATTAATGCTATAGGAATATATTGCAAAGAACTTTGCTAAGCCTCCGTTACCCAATACCTTGATTGCTATTTGTTCTATTTCACTATTTGTCATTTTAACGATAATAAAATTTTCTTATTTCACTTTTTTTATTCATTGAATATTATTGTGAAGTTTTTCTACATTAATTCGCTTTCATTTTCTCCTTAAAACATATATCCTGCTCCCAATCTTCTTTTAAAAGGGTTTTACATTCTTCTAATGCAGAAGGATAGATTGTTTTAAGCACTTTTACTTCTCTGCGTTCTTTCATATCATATTTTATCTCATTGAAAAAAAGCACTAATACAATAAAGCAAGTTATAGCATATATAGCCCCAGAGATAGGTTCGCATGTTTTCACAGCTAGCATGGCGAATACATTGAATAAAATGCAAATTGTTATAAGTGAAAATGCAAACAAAACCCCATTTAATATATCCATATATTTATAAAAAATCTAATCAACTCTAAACCTCACTTCCTACTTTGTCAACTATTATTTTTATGGTGTTTTACTACTAGTATGTTTTTACTATTGTTTTAGTGAAAATAAAATTTTATTTTATGAATATTTTAAACAAAAAATAAATTCTTGACAATAAAAACATACTGGTTACAGTTTAATTGTAACAGCTTTAACTAATTTAATATATGAAGATACGCAGTCTTGATATTAATGGAGATTGGAATTATGGAAAAGGTTTTTCAAGCCTTTCCCAAAATAGCAATGCAATTAAATTAAACATAATAACCAAATTACAAGAATGGAAACGTGATTGTTTTAACGGTTTAAACCAAGGTATAGACTGGGCAAGTCGTGTGGGCTCTAACCAAGAGACGCTTCTGAAATCCGATATTCAAAGTTTAGTTCAATCGCTATTTGGGATTAAAGATGCTTTTAATTATTACGCAAATTATAACAGCGAAACAAGAAATTTGTATATAAGTTTTAGTTATATTGACATTTATAATAATAATGTTGATATTGAATTTAATCCTTTAGCTTGATATGTTGCCTTCAATCCCAACCCCCATTTTAGATGAAACAGGTTTAGTGATACCAACTTACATGGAAGTTTTTAATGGATACGTTGAAGGGGAGAAAGCAATATTCGGCGTAGAGACAAATTATGAGACTAATAGTCCTGATGGGCAAAGAGTAGGGATAATTTCGCAAGCAACTACGGATACAAATGAAGTATTGCAAAGTTTATTTAATTCTTTTTTTGGCGATTTTGCTCAAGGCAATGCTTTAAATATGGTCGTTGGCAGAAAAGGACTTTTAAGGCAAAGCGGGACTTTTTCCACTATCAATCTTTCAATCACGACAAATTCTATTTGCACTTTAACAGGTTTAGATTTTAACATTGACAATGTGAATGGCTCAGGATACACCGTTCAAGATAATGCGGGAAATCAATGGATTTTAATTTCAACAACAACTTTACTTGCAAACACAACAACATCTTTAATATTTAGAGCAAGAAATTACGGTGAAATTTTAGCCACATCAAATACGATTACATTGCCCGTCACAATTGTTGTTGGAGTAGTTAGTGTTACGAATCCTGCGGGCGTATTGACGACAGGAATTCTTGAAGAAACTGATACAAACTTAAGGGTGCGTTATTTTCAATCTTTTGCTTTTACTTCCCGAAACCAAATTGATGCCGTTTATTCGCAATTACAAAATTTAACGGGCGTTACAGATGTGTTAACCGTGCAAAATAATACACCAGTAACGGATGCAAACGGAACGCCTCTTTTTACTCTTTGGACAATTATTGAGGGTGGAAACGATACGGCAATAGCAAATATTATTTATCAAAATATACACGGCGGCGGAATGCGTGGTGCCGTGTCCGTTCCAATACTAGCTGCAAATAACATTACTACTATTAATGTAAAATTTGATAGACCCATCTATACCCCATTGCATGTTAAGTTTAATTTGAAACAAATTAATCCGAGTTTTACTTTTAATATTTTAGCAATTAAAAATTATATAGTTATTAACATTATTTACACTTTAGGGCAGAACGCAGATACCGGAACTTTAACAGCTTTGGCATTAAAAGCCATAATTGCCGCAGGTGGAGGCGGTGTTCCTTTGGATTTAATGATTTTAAATGATAATAGCGCTTGGGTAGATTATGTAGCTGTAGCAACTTTGCAACACAAATTTACTTTATCGGCATCTAATATAGCAATAACTATTGTATGACTTTTGAGCAAATAGTGCAAAATTACATTGATTTGCTTATCATACAATATCAGAGCAAGCCAAAGGCAAGGTCTATGCTTAAATTATATATTTCTACAATTTTTTTTAATGGTAACTTTTTATTTAATGGCGATTTCAAAGAAAAAATTTTACAAGCTTTAAATTACAAAACTGCAATTGGCAACTCATTAACACGAATTGCGAAAGAAGAGGGCGTCAATCGTTACAATGCAGGCGTTTATATAAATGATGATGATTTGAGAACATTGCTTACATTCAAAATTATTGCTAATAATACAAATTTAACGCAATATAACATTGATAATTTATTATTTCAATTTTTTGGAAATGATGTAGTTTATATTTGGAATCAAAACATGACTATTTTTATTAGGGCAAATTATCCAAATAATCTTTTGGAAATGTCCGTTAACCAAAATATATTACCAGTTCCAATAAATGTGGGATTTACAATATTTATCAATACTTTTGATATAGTTTTTGTTGATAACACGGATATTAATGCTAAGGTTTATCCTTACAATGCTGTTCGAAAAGAGAAATTTGCTTTAGTAATAACGATTTAATATTTTTTATATGTCAGAACAAAAAATTTACGGCGAAAATGCCATAGGAAACCCAAACCAAAAATTAATTGGCGTACCTGGTTCTACTACTTCAGGAGCGCCAATTTACAGTACTGACCCTGCAATATTGCAAAATTCTTATTTTGCAAACGGTAGCACCTCAATGATTGGAAACGCAGGGGGACAGCTTGTCAACCCTATTCAAGAGACCGAAAACACTCCTGCTTTTTTGATGTCCTCCAACATTCAACACGCCCAAAGAAGTGGCACATTATTGCCTTGGGATAGCACAGTAACTTATAATCAATACGCGCCAGTTCTCGCCCCAAATGGCATAGAGGTATATTATTCAAGAGTAGATGAAAATTTCAATAATATTTTAACAGACAATGCTTATTGGAAATTTTGTGGCGATTTAAAAAATTTATTACCTGCCACCACAAGTGCAGCAGGCGTAGTTCAGTTAGCTCCTGGCTCCACCTCTAACGTTGTTCCAGACATTAATATATTGACTGCGTATAAAAACCCTACAGAACTTGGAGAAATAAGAACTTTTAAATATTTTACTGGCAATACTGTTCCTACAATTCAAACTTTTTCTAATGGGGTAAAAGCATATTTATTCAACGGGCAAACATTGACGCAAGCTAATGCTCCTGTGCTGTTTGCAGATAGAGGTTGGACTGGAAGTGTTGTTTTAGAAAATAGAAACGGAATAGTATCAATTGGTATGGGAACTGGATATAATATAGGAACGACAGGGGGGAAGGCAACGCATACTCTAACAATAAATGAAATTCCACCGCATCAACATCAATATTCTAGACAAATAGCATATGTTTCTTTTGGTCAGACTTCTCGCTATACTTCACCAACATCCGATCAAACGCAAGAAACAAGCCAAGTTGGCGGCGGCCAACCTCATAACAATATGCAACCTTATATTGTTGATGCAATTTATTTACTTGCTTGGTAAATTTTGCTTGCTTTTAATTTTAAAAGAAAGCAAAATTATAATTATGAATAACTTTTTACATGATTATGTTAGAATCCGCAACTAAATCCATAATTCAATACATTGACGATAATCGTTCCTATCAAGCAGGAGAGAAGATTGACCACAAAACGTTTAGCAGGTCTATTAATGACATTGTGTCAGGTTTTCCTGCTAATTTTTTTAAAGATGCAGAAGACGATGGTTTTATTGTTCCAAAAGGATTATTTATTTTAACAATAAAAACTGAATGTATCCCTTCTATAGGAAGCACTTTAGAGATTGTGGAATTAAATAATAATTTTGTTTTTACAAATAAAGCGAAACCTTATTATAATTGCAATAATAAGGGGGTTGTGTTAGGTTACAATGGTAGCGAAATAAATTCTTTTATACAATCTCTTGAATTTTGGGGCGATGGAGTCAGTAAACAATATTTTAGCATTACCCCAACATTTAAGAAAAATGGAACGTCCGTTAACGGTCCTTATTCAATGAAAAAAATTGTAGTTTCTATTAATCAAATTGGCGTAGCTTCAAGCGGAAAATAATATGATTAAATTACTATTTATATTGAATGCGGTTGTATTAAATATTTCTTATGCAAATAATGCCGATAAAGTAAAAGCTAGAGATTTTGACAACGAAGTAAGAAATTGCTATTTTTCCATTTTAAGCACTCTTGACCCTGACGTTCCAAATATCACGAGCTAATCAGATATAATCGTGTTTTTTTTCAAAAATAAATAACTTTTCTTGACTTTTAAATTAAATGTATAAATTTTTATTTATAATTAATTTTTAGATTATGGCAAATAATCTTTTGACGACAACGTATACTGTCACAGACATAGGACGAACAGTATTTCTTTTGCAATTTTCTCAATTTCCTGGCACATTTACTTTTTCCGTTCTTGTAACATCGGGTGCAAATTATACTTTATTAACTGCAATTGCAGGAGATGGGACATTAATTCCTGACGGTATTTTTAATAATTACACCCAATCGGCTCAAGGAAGAGCTGAAGGAGTGGGAGGATTTGCTATTGATGTAATTTCTTTAGGAACTTCTGGCGAAATTAAAATTGAAATTAAAAATCTATCTTAAATTGAAATATGGGGTTAATTAACAAGGGTTCAATTTGGACTGGAGATGCAATGGTGGGAACTGGCGGGGGTGCTGAAACCTACATAGGAGATTATAACGCATTAACAAACACCCCTAATTTAAAAAAAACAGGAACTATTGTAAGCACTTCTAAATTAGGGGATTTTTACATCGTAACAGTTACTGGGACTCAAGATTTAGGTGGAGGCTCAAAAGAATACGGGGTAGGCGATAAAGCTAAATTTAATGGTTCGTTTTTTGTCAAAGAAGATGTAGTAACTCCAGATGCAACGCAAATTTTATTAAATAAATCAAACCCTGCTTTAGGCACAGTAGCACAATCTTTAAATTCTAAAGCAAATTCTAACGACGTTTACACTAAAAGTGAAACAAACAACCTTCTGAACACAAAAGAAAACAGCATCACCGCAGGAACGGTGGCTCAATATTACAGGGGGGATAAAACTTGGCAGACTTTAAATGCCACGGCAGTAGGGCTTGGGAATGTTGATAACACTTCAGACATAAACAAGCCAATTTCAAAAGCAACGCAAACGGCTTTAAATCAAGAAATCCAAGATAGGGAAACTGCAGATACAACTTTACAAAATAATATTGATAAAAAAGCTAATTTGGTTGTAAATTCTATTTTAAATAATGTTTTAACTACAGACGCAAGTGGGCAACCTAAAGATAGTGGCTATTTCATTTCAGAAACTTTAGACGCAACAACAGATAATATTGTTACATCTAAAGCACTTGATAAAGGAGTAACGACCGATGCAGTGACAATCAAATCCTCTGAAGGGACAACTGTTAAAGCCGCCCCACTATATTTGAATGGACAGGACGGCTCGCAAGCTTTTATAAGTTACTTATCAAGTTCAACTGGCTCAATTAGTAAAGTATATTTTGGTGCAAAAAGACCGAATAATCCAAATATTGACGCACTTATTTTAGACTTGAATGCAAAAACGGGGCAATTGTTTGGTAATAACATCGCAATAACAAAAAATTTAGTTCTTTGTTACGATAACAACAATTTTGCTTATTATACAAATCAAATAATAGTTGACCCCTTGACAAACGATGGGGCAATTGTTTTACAAAATTTCACCTCTTCCACAAGCACTACTTTTCAAAATTTAATTAATACAGGGAAAATTTCGCTTACACCGATTGGCTTAAGAACGCCTTACCCTAGTTTAAATAATCCAGACCAAAATCCTTTGTACAATAATGCAAATGGCTTTGGAGTTGGTTCTAAAGTTGAATATAATAGTGAAATATGGGCTTATGTTTCAGAAAACAGCGAAGGTATCCCAACTTGGGTTATTAACGAAGATGTTGTCGTTGCTTCACGTAGCTTTAACTTGGTTGATGAATATGCAAATGGCACAATTATCATAGTAAATAACGCTATTGGAATGCCAAATGCAGATTATTCAGTAAATCCAATTCCTGCAAATCTTTTCACAAAAAGCTTTAAAGCAAACTATATAATTAACGATAGTCAACCTTTGTTTGATATTTTAGATGCAAACGGAAATTTAATAAACCAGCTTCCTTTAGAGTATCTTTCAAGCTCTGAAAATCCAATAAAGAATGATGACGATTTATTGCTTTCAAATAACAACTTAGGATGCACGAATCAAGGAGATTTAAACGATGCTTTAATAATTTCAATAGGCAATAAAATAGATAAAGTTGTAGATGCTACACCAGGAAGTCTTGCGGGGCTAGACTCGGGAGGGAATGTAATAGATAGTGGTATTGTTTCTGGCGAAATAACAACTCAAGGCAATACATTCAACGGAGCAAACGAATTAGTGCAACTTGATAATGAGGGGTTAATTCCAGACTCTGCATTATCGGCATTGGTGACTACGGGGATTGCAACAGCTTACAATATAGATATTTCAAGCTACGCTTCCATAACAAATTTTGTGCTAGGAAACGGAACTTTAAAAGCTTCGTTTAGTAGAACTGGGTTAAACGCTCAAGTGAAATTGAGCGTAACCATAGGTAGCACAACGCAAGTTAATAACGCATTAACTTTCAATTTTGCAATACCTAACATTGGTTTGAAAATAGCTCAAAATGATACCACTAACACATCTCCTAAAGTATTTTTACAAGGAAACGCTCAAGCAAGAAAATTAAATAGTTCAGAGCAAGATAGTGGGGGAGCAATTTATTTAGTAAATAATAACCAAATACAGGTATCAAGTGACAAGGACAACGCTGTTTGGAGTAATTCCCTTCCATTTAACTGGGCCGTAGGTGATGAATTTGATTTATTTTTTAATGTAAAATTAGACCCCGCGCAAGTTTCGGAATACAATCCAAATGTAGCAAGCACAACCACATTAAACGATTTAGCGGAAGCGGGAAATAACACAACTTTCACTTTAAACCCTGCAACTGGTAAATATAGAATTTCTTCAACTGGCGGCGGAACTAACGTGCAAGACCAAGGCTTAAAAATATGTTCAGTCAATGGAAGTGATGTAACAGGAGATGGGACGCCTCAAAACCCTTATAAAACCGCAAATAAAGGATTGGCAGAAGTGAAATGGAACGGGGTTGTAAAACTAGAACCTAGTTCAGGTGGCTTAACTCACAACCTATCACAAATAGTATTGCCCGAAGATACAGTAAATCCTAGTGTGATACACTGGAATAAAACATTGATTGGAGAAGGTGACACTGAAAACGCAAATAGAACAGAATTGACGTTTGACAGCACATCGTTAAACTTTCTTTCCTTACCTCAAACAAACGTAAGATTTAATTTAGTTGATTTGAATTTCAATTTAGCCGCTAATCCAAATAAACCTTTGATTGTTGTAGGTGGCGGAGGAAATAATTTTGAAAATTTATCTTTTTCAAATCATACACAGCCCCTTACTTTTGATTTTACAAATTACAAGAATACGACTAAGTTTTTATACCTGAGAGATTTATCGCTAAGTGCATTTGCGGGGAATTTAAAATTCCAAAACATACCTGTAGGCATTTCAAATATTACCGTGAATATTCAAGGGGAAAACTCCACAAATTTAAGCTTGGATACGACCCTAATTAACGCTTTAAACCCCACAGCAACATTAACTATAATTTACGATAAAGAAATATTGTTGGGGCAGAACAGTTCGTTGATGACTGCTACAACTTTAGTAATTACAAATGAAATAAAAGATATTTATGGGTTTATTGCAACTTCTGGTGCATTGTTAACTCAAAACTATCAAGGTCTTTATATCCTAAGTGCGAATATAACAGGAGTTGGGAGTAGAGGGGACGTTGTTTACATAATAAAGACAGGAACTAATACGAGCATTTTAGCTGGTAATGTAAGACCTTATTTACAATGCCCTAATACTTTACTAAATTTGCTAACGGGAGTAGTTCATTTTAAGGACGCAGGATACTGGACTGCAAAAGAAAACAGTATCACCGCAAGCACAACAGCTCAATATTACAGAGGAGATAAAACTTGGCAAACTTTAAATGCCACGGCTGTAGGGCTTGTAAACGTTACAAATGATGCTCAATTAAAACGAAGTGCGGGTGATTTTGCAAGCTTTTCTTCAAAAGCAACGCCCGTAGCAAACGATATTTTGCTAATTGAAGATAGTGCAAATGCAAATGCAAAAGGAAAGATTACATTAGATTCAGTAAGACAATTTACAAACACTGCTAAACAAAGCCTGCAACTTTATTATAGTTCAGACGTTATATTGAACGTAAATCAAACCTACGATTTAAAAATGGACGTTGTTGACACCGTGAACACAAAAAATATACCTTATAACGCAACAACGGGGGTTATAACTCTTACGCCCGGCATAAAATACAGAATATTTGCAAAAATAGATGGGTATGCCAATACAAGTGCATGGGTAACTACAAATTTCGTTACTTCTGCCAATGTAATTCTTGCTCAAGCGGGAGGGAATAACTTTACTTCAACAGAAAGCTTGTCATCAGGAACACCATATTCAATTGGACCTGTCACAAACTTTCTTTACACTCCAACGGGGGTTAATGGAGACAACTTAATAAAACTTAGAACAATCGGAGTCTCCCCAGCAGTGCTTTCTCCTAGCAGTACAAGTTTTGTTTTAACCGCAAATCGTTGTGGTATCAATATAACAGAAGTATAAATTAATAAAAATATGAAACAAATAGTAAAAATTTTAAAAGAAAAAAATAATTTAATTGTAGGTAGCGTTTTACTTGTAGATGATTACATTCAAGACGATGAGTATTATGAGTCTTACGGCGATTATTATTACGATGTTTATATATCACAAAATCACATCGTTTCCAAAGTATCGTTCATTGAAAAATCTGGTGAAAATGTAACATATACACTTTCTTCGGAAGCCGAATATGGAGCATATTTGGTTTATCTTGAGAACAAAGGCAAAATAGAAAAAAATAAAAATCTTATTTTATCAAATCTAAAAGATACTGATTTTACAATGCTTGAAGATGTTGACATTGTAAATAAAGATGACTTCAAGGCTTACAGAGCCGCATTAAGAGTTCTGCTTGCTTCAAGTGATGACGACCTAGCAGGCGACATAACTTTACCAGTTAAGCCGGCGGAAATTTGGAATTAATTTAAAAATATATGTTTTTCGGTTGGATTTTAAATAAAGTGGGGCTTGAAAAAGCCGCTAATTTGATTGAGCGGGGAGTTGACGGAATTAAAATACTTACTGCAACAAAATCGCAAAAAGAAATCATAAGCTTTGTTAAATTTGCAGGTTTATTATTAAGTTATTTAGGGGTTGCCAATGCAAGCTTTGTTGAAAATTTAGGGGTTGATGATTTAATTTTAATATCAAATATTGTATTAAAATATCCTTTTTTGAAATGGAGTTTGCTTACGATTTCCGCTGGGTATCTTATAAATATGTTATTTAAAATAGATTGTTTTATTGCCTTTCCTAAATTAATTTTAAAATTGTTAAAAATTGTTAAAGATTTTATAATTGGTTGGGTGGAAACGTTATTTGATAAAGATAAAACTTGGGTAGATTTTATAAATGAACTTTTTGAAAAAACTTCTCTTGAGTTTAAAATTAAAAAAATCAAAAGAGAAATTAAAAAACTTCAAAACAAAATATACGAGCTTACGGATAAAAACGGCATAAAAGATACAGCAAATGAAGTGGCAATTTTAAGAACACGCATTGAAGAAAAAAGAATTTATCAACAAGTACACGAAGAAGATTTGAGAAAGCTTAAACAAGATAATTAATGTAAATTAAAAAATGAACCCACTAACAAGACAAACTAAGTTCTGGAAAGAACTTGAAGAAAAAGAAAGGCAAGAAAAAGAAGAGAAATACGCCCCGAAAGAACCTTTTCCGTCTGCAGATGAAATTGTTTCACACGTAAAAAATCTTCCACGTGAAACACGGATTGCAAAATTTAGGCATTTGTTAAAAAGGACGGAGGACGGTTCAAATATTGAAAAACCAAATCCTAAAGAATGGGAAGCGGAAATGACTGAAGCCAATATTACCGCAGGAGTTCAATTTCAAGAAAAGTTTGATAAAATCCTAAAACCTGAATTGCTAAAAGCTGGTTTTCATATAATTATTGCATCAAGTTTCAGAAACAAAGAACACAATGCAAAAGTTGGAGGAACTGGACATTCCGCACATTTAGTTGACTTCGCTATTGATTTGAAAGATGCTGAAGATTTAAAGATAAGTAATTTTTTGCTTAAAAACCCAGACCTTGTCAAAAAAAGTAATTTACATTTTATAATGTTTTATGCAGACAAGCATATAATTCATATTCAAAACAGATGTTTCCAAAATAGGAATAGCTTAATTTTGGAAATGAAAACAGGTAAATTTATATTAACAAAATAATTAATAAACAATATGTCGACAAACGAAATCAAAATTTCTATTTTGCATAAAAAAATACGAATGGATACTTTGAAACAAAAAACAAAATATCCATTTGCAGGTTTAATCCAATACGGTGCTAAAGCGAACGGAGAAAAACCAATATGCCATACTGCAGTTTTATTTGAAGCTAGCAATGGAAAGTGGGTATTTGAGTCAATCGGGAGCGGTTTAAGGCTAGTTGATTTTTCTGAATTTAAAAATGAAGTAAAGTTACAAAACGGCGAATGCTTTGCGGACACCATTGATGTTATTTCAGAAGAATATTATTACAACAAAATATTACCTCAATTGCAAGCATGGATTGAGCAAAACAACAAATATCCTTTTAAAAAAGCTTTATTATCTTTTTGTTTTTCGGAGAATGCAAGCTTTAAAGATAAATTATTACTAAAAGTTTTGAAATTTGTAACTTTTTTCATTCCAAGCAAAGGATATTTTTACTGCACGGAAATCATGGCTTTGATAATAAAAAATGTAATTTTTGTTAGAAAAAATGTTATCAGTAACAATGCAAGTAAAGTTTTAGCTAAAATACAAGAAAAGGGAACTGCAAAAATTCAACCTTCAAATTTTTACAATATTTCTAACCAAGTTTTTAAAATTATATGAAATCTATTTTTAAGCGTTTGTTAGAAATATTTTGTTCCGAAATTGCAAAAAGTATTGCAACTAAAATTATTGGCTTGATAGCGGTATCAATAGTCACTTCAATAACTGTAAAATTTAGCTTACCGACCCAAAGTGATTTTAATAGAAGAAAAAATTTGATTGATAGCGGAGATGCTTTTATAAAAAATATTGTAGAGGAATTTGATGAATTTGCTAAATCTGCAGGGGAAAATACTTATCACAGCTTGATAAGGGTGAAACGTTTTACTAACGTTGACGATGCGTTCGAATACAGTGGTGCAACTCGCAGAACTAGAACGTTGCGAGGAAATAAATTAATTGATTTTTCCGAAGAAAATGAATTTTATAATGGTGATATTAGGTTTGGAAAATTATCAAATTTAATTATAGAGGCTTTGCACGAAAAAGAAAAATGCGTTCATATTCCTTTTTCCAAAATGATTGACGCTGATAAAAATGCAACCCGGAATATTATTAATAATATTGTTGCCTTTGACGGAATAAATGTTTGTGTCTATTCATTGAAAGGGTATGGTGAAGCGGAACTTGTTTATATCCAAACTTTGCTTTTTCCAAGAAACAAAACAGGCAATTGTTTAAGTGATAAATGTTTGAAGCAAATGAATGCAATGGCAACCAGATTTGAAAATAAGTTGAATAATTTGTAAATCCAGTTATTCCTCAATATTCTTTTCCTTGTAAAGTGCCATATAATCAATTTTTCCTACTTTAATAATTTTTCCAATGCAGTCAAATTCCGCGCCCCATTGCTTACCTCTAATTTTGTCAATAGGTTCAAAATAAACTAAATAATATTCTTTATTTTCAACTCGCAACGTAGCGGCTACTACAACATGGTTATCCAATCTTTCATTCAAAGTTTGAACATCGTAAATAATATCAATAATATATAATAAAATTGCTCCAATCGAGAAAGCAAATAATATCTTATTTGGCATTATTTCAAAAATAAAACCTAGCATACAAAATACAGTAAAAGTTTGCAATGCTCTTTTGATTGATAATAAAGAAAAAAATGTTTTCATAATGTTATTTAAAAAATTAATTTTGGATTTCCTATTTTTACGCCCATCATATTATATTTTTTATTTTCAACGCAACAAATATTATACAATTGTTCTTTGATACCGTCTATATTATATAGATTTTCCCAGTAAATAGGAGTTGGGTTATAGATTTCTTTTTCAGTTTTATATAAAAATTGGTCTTCTCCAATTAATACATCTAAAGATTTTCCTGCAAAAGTTGTATAAATGTATTTTGTTTTTGCCATTTTCATTGTTATTTAAAAAATTGTTTGTATAAATCGTTCTCTATTATCCCAGTGCGGGCGTATTCTTGGAAGATGTTGCCTTTTTTCTAATCCTATCTCAAACCCAGCGACCAACGGGTTAGTGCTATTTGAAATATTGTATATTTTTGTTTTGGTAAAACCGAATTTCTTATCCCCACTTATAAACCCCTCAACTTCCTCCCAGTATTTTTCAGCACCAATTTGAACGTGTGCCATTGTGTATGTTAATTGTGTCATATTTAGTAATATTTACAATTTAATTGTCTTCAGGTAATTGAAATTCTTTGAAAAAAAACGTAATTGATAAGTTATAATGGTTTGCAAGTTGCATTAACTTATCAATTGCTATCGGGTTTTTTCCGCACTCATATTTTTGAGCTTGTTGCCCTGTTATTCCTAAAATAGCACCAACGTCTTTTAAAGTTAAGCCTTTTACTCGTCTTGCGATTTTTAAGTTTTTTGCAATTACTTCATTTATATTTGTTTCATTTGTTGTCATATTTTTTATTTATTATGTATTTATTTACACTTTTTTTCGTTATCGTTGTATTTATTAATTATTGTTTTTCTATAATATGGTAGGAAATACCCCCTAATCACAATAAATATTGACAAAAGAAGTAATCCAATCATAAAGTATGGAGATTTCTTCTCAATTACCATAAATACGAAAAATAGCGTTAGAACCCACAATAGCAAGTCCCCCTGCACGTTTTTAAGTTTTATTTTCATATTATTTAATGATTAATTTGCACACCGTTTGCGTATGTGTCGGTGTTATAAACAGGTTTAATATCTCTCAATAACCATCTAACTACCACCCCATCAAACACAGAATATTTCAATGCGTGTAATTCGTGGTTCAAAGAATAAAATTCAGGTTTATACACCAATGCTTGCAACTCAATAATTTTTTCCGCTAATTGCCATTGCTTATCTATTAAAGTTTCCAAATTTTTAAGTTTCTCTCCTGCACCTTTTTCTATATTTCCTAAACCTTCAAAATTTAATCCAGCACCCGCAAAAGGCATTGCATACATTTTTATATTTTTAAAATCTTCCGTTTTAGCTTGAATTTGGTATTTTGCAAATGTTTCCTGTATTAAACTTGATACCGTTTTCAATTCCATTTCCGCACGTTTTAATTTTGCCTCATCTAATGACGAAGGTTGCATTAATTGAATTTGCGCCTGTATCAAATTTGCCCTCATGACGCTTGCTACAACCGGAACTGTAAAACCCACCGCAACAATTAATGCCAAAACTGTTATTATTCCAAATTGTTCACCAGCATCCTGCCTTCCCTGTTTATAGAAAAAATAGGATAAAAACCCACTAATGCAGGTTGTAAATATCATAAGCAAGTAAATCATATATTATTTAATAAATTGTTTGTATAAATCGTTTTCTATTATTCCAATGCGTGCGTATTCTTGGAAGATGTTGCCTTTTTTAGGGAATACATAATCTTTTTCATAAGCAATAAACATAACTTCTTTATTGCTTGCCTGAATGCAGTAAAACCCATAATTATATTGTCTTCGCCAAGCTACATACTCCCCAAAGCCAATCAAAAAATCTTTTGTAAAATCCCCAGCTTTTAAATCCCTTGCAGTAGGCATCACTAAATAAAAATCCTTCTCATCTTCAACGCCCCCATAAATCTTAGCCCCTAATTCGTTTGCAAAATTGGAAAGTTGGTGATTATCGTTGCGTTCCAATCCCTTTTTTAAAGCTTCATATTCCCTTATCAATAAATCTGTCTCCGCATCTAATTTCTGCATCATTTCTTGCTTAGTTGGTTTTGTGTATGCGTTATATTTTTCATTATAAACATTTACCCAATATCCATAATTATTTTGACTATTATCCACTTTTTCTTTTGCCTCAAGTAGCTCATCATCTGAAATTTTTAACTTTCTTTTATCCCCACTCACGAAACCCCCTACTTCCTCCCAGTGTTTTTCAGCACCAACTTTAATGTGTGCGATTGTGTATGTTAAATCTGTCATATTAAAAATTAAAATTTTCAAGGTTATTACATTTTTCAAGTTTATTACATTTTGCTCTTAACTCTAGGGCTAGAATAGTCCATTCCCGTTCACGGCGTTCGTGGTATTCCATTGTTGCCGTAACTATAGCCAATTTACGTTCAAGTTCTATATTCTCATTTTCAAGTTCTTTAAACTTTTTAGACTTTAAAAAGTCTTTTAATTTTGATAAAAGTTTCATACAATCATTTAATATTTTTTAACTCACTTTCCGCTATTTTCACTTTTAATTTAAGCTCCTCAAGATTTCTATTCAAATTTCTTTTATCTGCATCGTTTAAATCATCAAACTGCTTTATTTCTAGCTTTTCTATCACAATTATTATTTCCAATATTTCCATCTGAATAGTCTCCCTAGTTTTCATAGCAAAAAGATTTGTTTCAAATACAACATAAACAATATATTATCAATTGTCAAGCGACATTTTATTTTATTTAGTGTTTTAAATGACGTTTGATAGCTTTTTTTACAAGTGGGTCTTTTGCCTTCTCTAAAGCTTCCTGCAAATATTCCCTCATTTTAGAATCAACTTTATTCCTTTTCGCACTTTCAAGATTTTTAGGAATTTCTCCTAACTCACAATTGAAATATTGACTGCAAAAGCTTTTTAAATAACATTTATCGGTGATACGTTTTACGCCATAAGCCGGGTTTCTTTTGCGGTAATGCATTAAAAATTCCTCCGTTTGCGTATCATTCATTTTGTAAAGAATTCGCATAACCGCAATGAAATTTGATATTTTTATTTTTTCTTTTATCTTGTCACGTGTTGCAGAAGCAGGGGGTAAATATTGTCCGCTGTTAAGGATTTTTCCTAAAAAAGAAATAAAAGACCTTGTATTGTTTGCAAATTGCGTTTTGAAAGTTCTTTTAAAATAACTACCCGTTTGAAGCTTTTCTTCGCAAGATGTTCCTTTTTTCCAAGTTTTGTATGTTTTTTGCTTCTTTTTCATATTTTTAAAATCAATCTTGTAGCCATTTTTTTAATTTCGGATAAACTGGCAAATCTGCAAATTGGGGTAATTTCTTCAGCCTTTCTTTAGATACTGAAAATCCTGCATATTGCATCTGCGTAATTCCGAAATGCCCTTTTGCTTGAAAACACGCTCGCTCATTTTCTCCTTCGCCTTCGTAATCTTGATTTTCAATTATTAAATTTTCAGGAATATCAAGATGTTTTCCTGCAGCCCAAGCCCAAGCTCCAGCGACAACCTCTTCCATATAACAATATTTTTTATTTTCAGGTTTCGTAGTGTCTATTTCTGCATAACATTTTTTCAATGCTTCGGAAACTGAACCGCTCACATATTTTCTGTAATCTGGGTGTAAAACTGCTAAATGCCCAGCTTCGTGCAACAAGTTTGAAATACTTGCATTTTCAGTAAAATATACTTTTCCTTGTAAAATTAGAATTTCTTTTAGAAATGGTTTGAACGGTGTTTTTTTAAAGCTTTGAACCTTTTGCACTTTTAAACCGATGCTATTCAAAAAAACAACTACTTTTTGTTTTAAGTTTTCCATAAATTAAATATTAAATATCTTTTTTGACTTTTTGTTTTTCAGGCTCTTCAATTCTTCTCGACAGGCAACATACACGAAAGTAATCATGTATTCCTTTCTTGCATCGCTCTTTCTTTTCCGCTTCGTGTTTTTCAAATTCCGCCTCCTCTTCCGCTTCACGCTTTTTTATGTAAGCCTCACGCTTTTCTGCAAAATAACGATTAAAAAATACTCCATCAACCAATACAAAAAAAAGCAAGCAAATGTAACCTATTAATATTAAAAGAAATAGCATTCCTGAAAGAATTTCTTCTCTATAATCATAAATAACAGTGCCTATAATAATACCAATAATACCGCCCACCAACGAACCTACTAAATGTAAATAAAATTCCATAAACTAAACAAATTATTAAAAAGGAATGTTGGCGTCAATTTGCTCGTAAGTATCACTTTTTTGCGGACTTGTCTCATAATTCTCGCTAGTGATAAAATCAAGCTTTTCAACAGAAATTGTAGCTCCTGAAAAAATTGTTTCTTGATATTCCTTTCCGTCCTTTCCTTTTGCAGAACGTTTTTCGGGCAATATCGCAATGCTTCCGGAAACTTTAATTCTTGCTCTTTGACTGAAATTGTGTTTAAGTTTTTTTGCCTCGTCCCCATTCACAAAGCAACTGAACCCTTGATTTATATTATCCCAAGTCCCATCTTTGTTTTTTACGCCCGAAGTTATGGAAGCATTAAACATAACGTAAGTATCCGTTTCTTTTTTAATATCCCATAAAGTCATTGTTTGCTCACTTATTTTAAGTTTTAATTTTATATCGTTTTTCATATTATTTATTTATTGTTTGTTTTTTTGTTTTGAAGCTCATCTAAATTTGAAGCTATGTTTTTTCTTGCAAGTCCAGTTTTTTCCAATTCTTTTTTTTCTGCTTCCATATATTCATTAACTACCTCAAAAAGCTTGTTAGCAAAAGGCTCTTCCCAGTCTTCGGCTTTTATTTCTGGCGTAGACTCCACTAGATGACTTATAAAATTCATTATATATTTAACTTTATTTTCAGGCATTAATTCATTTTTGAATTTAACATCTGTTATTCCAATGCTTTCTAAAAATGTTTCTAAGTTAGGGCAACTTTCGGAAACAAAGTTCCTTGCTTCAGTTTCGTTCAAACAACACATTGAATACATTCCTAAAATATGTTCCAAAGCCTCCCTTGTGCTGTCTACGGTAGCAAGCATTCCATTTTGAATTTCTTCCGTTTTTTGTAAAACTTTTAAAAATGCATTGTATTCTTTGTTATTCATTTTACTCTTATCTATACTTTCTAAATATCCTTTAATTTCCGGTCCTTGAAATCTATTTAAGCACCAGTAAGAATATCCTGATGCTTGCACCAAGCTTAACAAAGCTTCGCAAGTTTTGATATAGAATATTTTTTGTCCTTCAAATTTTGCAATAATATTGTTGCGGAATTTTTGAGCTTTAAAAAAAATATTTTCTAAAACTCTTTCTGTAGCTTTTTTTAAATCTTCACCAGTCATAAATTTATTTATTGTTTTTTTTATATTCCTCCAATGCGTAGAGTAAAGCTTCTCCAATAATAGAGTTTTGCTTTCTTATCAAGTTTGCGTTTTCTTTTATCCATTGTATCAAAATTTCTTTATTTGGCATACACTTTTTAATAAAGCTTGCTCTTAAAAATTCAATTTCTTCACGTTCAGATTTTCCTTTCTGCCTAACTTCAGAAGCCTGACTTTCTGCCAATCTGTTATTCCCGTAAATCATTTGTTTATGATAGTTCAAGACCCTCATCAACCCTAAAAGACTTATTATATCATCAGATATTTCGTATTTTAAATTTGTTTCAATGCTGTTGTCATCTGAAATTATATCATAAATTTCTTCAAAAATTTCCCTT